GTACCAGTTCGGCAAGCCGCTGAAGCTGGACATGAATCGCGGCACGACGTACACGGCTTCGCGCTACCAGCGTCTGCCGCTGCCGTTCGCGCCGTTGCAGGAAGGCGTAGCACCCCCCGGCGAAGCGATGACGCTGCAACAGGTTTCGGCCACAGCGCAGCAATGGGGCGATCGCGTCATCATCACCGACGTGGCAAACCTGACCATCAAGCACCCGCTGTTCCAGCAGGCCTGCGAACTGGTCGCGCTACAACTGCCGGAAACGCTGGAACGAAACACGTTTAACACGCTTCTGGCTACCACGCAGGTGAACTACGCGAACGGCAAATCGAGCCGCGCGAACCTGCTGGCAACGGACGTGATGACCCCGCATGAGACGAACCGTATCGTGGGTTCGTTCCTCACGTACGGCGTACCGCGCTTCATGGGCGACGAACGCGAAGACATGATGATCGAAGCGGGCGCGTATCGCGATCCGTCGAAGTCGCCCGCTGTCATGCAACACTACATCGCGCTGATCCATCCGCTGTCGGCGCAGGACATGCGCGAGAACACGACGGTTGTCAACGCATGGTCGTACAGCGACGTGAACCGCCTGTATAACAACGAGCTTGGCCCATTCAACGGCGCGCGCTTCGTTGAATCGAACATGATGCCCTACTGGACGGGTGCAGCAGCCATCCAGGGTACGGCATCGGCATCGGGCGGCACGCTGGCAACGAACGCCGGTTACCAGATCATTGTGACGGCTTCGCCCGCGCAAACGTCGGTCGAACAGATCATCTATCAGGTGTCGAACGCGATCAGCGTGACGGGCCCGACGGGTTCCATCTCGGTTGTGATCCCGAACGTGCCGAACTACGTGTTCAACGTGTACATCGGTACGTCGGCCACGCCGTCGAATCTGGCAACGGCGATCGGCGTAGGCGTTCCGGTTACGGGCCCGCTGGCTGGTCAGGCAACGCAGCTTGCGCCGAACCAGACGGTTACGCTGACGGGCATTGGCGTCGCGCAGACGCCGCCGGCAGCACCGGCAACGGGCGTGAGCGTGTTCCCGACGATCTTTATAGGTAACCACTCGTACGGCCAGGTTCTGCTGGAGAACCCGGAATTCCACTACCTGACAGGCGCTGACAAGAGTGATCCGCTCAACCAGACGCGTGTCGTGTCGTGGAAGGTGTTCTACGGTTCGATCATCCTGAATCAGGCCTTCCTCGCACGTGTGGAAGCCGGTTCCGCCTTCACGCCGGGTTATACTGCCGGTACTGTGACCACCCCGTACGGAGTTAGTTGATGCCCCCGCGCACGCCTAACGCCCCCTCACAAGAGGGGGTTTTTGAAGATGACGACAAGCTGCCGAAAGTAGAATCAGACGGCGCCGAAACCCCGGAACAGCTTAAAGCCCGCATCGCGGCGCTTGAGGCTGAACTGGCGAAATCGACCGCCGGCCGACTGATCGCGGAAGAAGAATCCGCGCGTCTGTCAGCCCAGGCCCAGTCGTCACTCTTTACCGCCAACGTGACGGAGCGATTCTCGCGCCGCACGGACGACGGGAAAGACCTCTGGTGGTATCGCATCGATCTCGCGCCGTGTGGCGGCATCGATATTCGCCTGAACGGTCAGCAGTACGTGCACGGCACGACGTACGAATTCAGTACGGACGTGTTGCGTAGCGTGAAGGAAATCGTGGCCCGCACCTGGGATCACGAGAACAACATCAGTGGTGCAAACGAAAACGCCTACAAGGTGGCTCAAGACCGCGTGTTGCGCGGTGGCGACCGCCGTCGATAAGAGGAACCAATGAAAGACCAGACCGCAGTTCTCGGTAACTTCCAGATCAACCTTCCGGCGCCGAACGGCGCATCGGTATCGATCAGTGGTTACGTCTACGAATCCGAATCACTGGAATCGTTGAACGAACGCATGGACACATGCCGGGAAGCCCTTCTTCGCCAGCAGGCGATTCTGGAAATTCCTGTGCTCGAAAAGGCTATCGAGGCACAGGTGAAGATGCTTGAAGATCACCGCAAGGCGTACGCGGATTTGCTGGAGCGCTCGAAGGCCAAGTACAAGCTGACGAGCCAGGAACAGGCACAGATGACGAATCTGCCCGTCCAGATCAAGCAGATTGAGAAGTATCTCGACGAAGGCAAAGCGAAAATCGCTTCTGTGAAGAAGGAGGCGTAATGGCGTACCTCACGAGCCAGCAGATTGTCACCTTGGCGTGTCAGATTGCCAAGTGCCCCGGTTTTATGCAGATCGGCGGACAGTTTTTGAACATGGCTCTTGAGGATCTCTGGTTGCACCGTGACCTGAAGATCAACCGGGTCACGGAGCAGATTCTTGTGCAGGCGAACAACTTCGGGCCGTTCACGCTCCCGCTGAACTACCTGCGCACGTACGATCTGTTCTTTGAACAGAACAACCTCCCGTACTTCCTGAATCCGATCAGCACGGAGGAGTACGACCAGGAGTTCAAAGACCCGTCGATTGCGAACTACCCGTACGAGTTCATGACGATCCTTGTGGATGAGACGACGGCGCTCGCGCAGAACAGCGCCGGCACACTGTTCATCTATCCGCAATCTTCCGGCCAGATCTCGCTGACGCACCGTTACATGGTGAAACAGCCTGATATCTCGTCGCCGGAAAACTCGTCCGTCATCCCGTGGTTCCCGGATCAGGATTACCTCATCAAGGCCACGGCAGTACGCCTGATGGACGTAACGGACGACACGCGGCGCGAGAGTTTCCTTCAGCAGATACAGAACATGCTGCGCGTTCATCTCATCATGGAAGGCGACGAACAGCAAGTCGTAAAGAGCGTTCGGCTAGACCCGCGACGCTTCCACACGAACCGTACGCTCAAACCGACCAAAATCACCGACTAGGAGACCGTATGGCAATCCGCAACGGTCAGCCAGTCCGATTCACGCCGAAAGGCATCTGCGACGCATTCGACGCGACAGATGCTTTCGCCGGCGCGTGCCAGTTGCTGTCAAACCTGATTTTCGATCAGGGAAACCCGGAAGTCGTGATTTCCCGCCCAGGTGTCGGCACGGCGCTAACCACTTTCGGTTCCTTCACGTCACCGACTTTCGTGTCGGTGCATGTGGCACTAGGAACGGTTGTGTATGGCATGGTTTCGACCGCGCGCAATCCGGGCCACGATGAGCCGTTCGCGTATGACACGGCAAGCAATACGTTCATCACGATCAGCGGGGTTACGGCGGGCAACACGCCTACCTCCCCCGCTACATCAGGCCCGTGGACGCCGCCCACCATGGCGGTAGTCAGCACGAAGATTCTCGTAACGCATCCGGGGTTCTCCGGTACGGGTACGAATTTCTTTGGCGTGATCGATATCACGAACCCGGCGGCGCCCGCGTGGTCGTCTACGAACCTGGCCACGAATCCGCTGCCGGGAGTTCCGACCAGCGTTGCGAACTTCAACAACCGCGCGTACTTCTCCTTCCAGAATGTCGATTACTTCAGCGATGTGCTGGCCCCGACTACGCGTACGAACGCCAGCCAGTCGGTAACGATTGGCGACACGACACCGATCACCGCGCAATCCGGCCTGCCTATCCAGACGACATCTTCCGGCGTGCTTGGCGCACTGGTCGTGTTCAAAGGAACGCAGATCTGGCAGATCACAGGCGACCCGGCGACGAACAATCTGGCGTTGAACTACGTAACGCTGACGACGGGCACCGTATCACCACGTAGCGTCGTGCAAGGGCCGCTCGGGATTTTCTTCGCGGGCGTGGATAGCCCTTATCTGCTTAGCTATTTCGGCACAGTTGGGCCGCTCGCACGCCAGGGTAACCCGATAGCGGACATCCAGCGACCTTTCCAGAACGCGACTACCCCTTCGCGGATCGCGGCGAGTTTCTCTGGTAACACGTACCGGACGTGCTTTGACACGATCATTCAGGGCATCGCGCAGACGAATGATTACTGGTATGACATACGCCGGCAGCGGTGGACGGGTCCGCACACGTTCGTTTATGACTGCGCGTCGCAGATCAGTGATTTCTTTATCGTGTCCGGGGCCGCGCAAGGGGCCGCACTGTTCAAGAGTCAGACGATACCCGACACGAACAGCGTATATAACGACGCCGGCGCGTCTCTTTTCAGCCATCTGCGTTCGTCTTCTTTCCCCAAAACCGGCCACATGGCGGAAGTGCAAGTCGTTGAATCTACGGTAGAACTGTCTTCGTCCGGCGCGCCCGTGAACTACAATATTACCGCGCTGGATACGTCCTACAATACGATCAACTCGACTTTCGTCCTGACGAACGCGACAGGCATCACGTGGGGCGGGGGATCGGCGTGGGGAGGCGGTGCGTTGTGGTCTACGAGTGCGCAGATTCCAAAGGTCTACACGATCCCTTGGACCGTACCGCTTGTATTCCAGAAGATGTCCCTGGATGTGACTGCAACCTCGTCCAACAGCGTCACGATAGGCACTTTCTTTGCACGGTATCAGGATGCCGGCTACACGAACATGGGGTAATCGATGGCTATTATTGGCACTCTTCCTAACACGATCAGCAACGGCCAGACGGTGGACGCCACGCCCGTGATGGCGGATTTCAATTTCATCGTAAATCAGGTGAACGCGAACGCCGCGCCACTAGGCACGTTTACGGCGCCCACCGGGACGCGGATGTGTTTCAATCAGGCCGCAGTCCCTGTCGGCTGGACGCAGGACGTGAGCGCGAATGACTATTCCATGCGTATCGTATCGGGCCCCGGCGGCGGTTCCGGCGGTTCCATCGCGTGGTCAAGCTGGAACAACGGCGGTACTTTCAACCTGAACGCCTTCACGATCAGTCAGGCGCAACTGCCAGCGCACAGCCACATCGTCAACATCAGCGATCCGGGGCACTCCCACGGGAGTAGTTCGGGCACGAACTACATCACAGCGGGCGGTGTGAACGTGATTAATTTTGGTGGCGCAAGCCTGGCCATACAACAAGCCGCTGCGACATCGACAGTAACAACCGGTATCACTGCGACGGCAAACAGCACGGGTTCAGGAGCATCGATCACGCCGAACTTCACTACGCCGTCTGTCCACTTCACCGACTGGATTATCGGGGTTAAGGCGTGAGCAAACAGTGTCCGCTTCTCAAGAAGGCGTGTGTTGAACACGCCTGTGCATGGTACACGCATATCATCGGCAACAATCCGCAGACCAATGCAGCTGTTGACGCGTGGGATTGTGCAGTTAACTTTATGCCTCTGCTGCTGATCGAGAGCTCGAAGATGACGCGCGCGGTGGGCGCTTCGGTGGACAGTATGCGCAATGAAGTAGTAGCACGGCAGGATCAACTTAACAACGCCGTGGCGTTAGGCCAGCGCGAAGCGGCGAAGAGAATCGGGGAAGAAGAATGCAAGATAGAACGCTTACCGAAAGCGACGTGAAAGCGATAGTCGACGAACTTGAGAGACGTGCTGCGCAGCGCTTCCAGCTTAATATCGGCAAGGGCGTTCTTTCCCTTGTATGGAAAGCACTTTTTTACCTCATACTCTGGCTTGCAGCTTACGGCGCAGCTGGCGGTTTCGGGAAGTTCTTTAAATAGGAGCAATATCATGTCGTTTTGGGATCAGATCGAAGCAGATTACAACGCAGTAATCACAAGCGCTGACAGCGTGGCAACGAAGCTCGCCAACCTGGTCGGCATCCAGACACGCGCGCAGGAAATGACGAATCTGACTGCACAACTTACGTCCATCGTGGACGACGGTACGAAGGCGACGCCGGACAAGGTGACGGAAATCCTGACTGCGACGGGCAAGCTGTGATTCCGGAAGAGCTCGCGGCCTGTCTTGGGATTCCTCTCACTCGCGCGCAAACGTGGGCTGATCCGCTGTCTGCGGCAATGGCGCTTTATGCGATCGATTCGCCTAAGCGCCAGGCTGCGTTCATCGCGCAGATCGGCCACGAATCCGGACGCCTGATTTACGTTCGCGAACTGTGGGGTCCGACGCCCGCGCAGGAGCGGTACGAAGGCCGCGCGGATCTCGGGAACACCGAGAAGGGTGACGGGTTCAAGTTCCGGGGGCGGGGTCTGATTCAGGTGACGGGCCGCACGAACTACCAGCGGTGCGGCGACGCTCTCGTTTTGCCGCTGACGGATCATCCCGAACTGCTGGAGCAACCCGGCAACGCCGCGCAGTCTGCGGCATGGTTCTGGAACACGCATGCGTTGAACGTTGCGGCAGAGCTGATGGACTTCGAAGG